ACAACTGAGATTTAAGTCTTATCGCATTGACTGCTGCTGTATATTGTTTCTTCGAACTAGCCTCAACATACAGTTTATCTAGCTTTTCAACCTCTTTGGATATAGATTCACTGGTCAAGCGCCTAGTGTCAGCACGCAATCTATCAATATACTGGATAATTTTATCTTTCTTTAAGTTGCGGGCCGCTTGTACGTGAGCTGAAGTTTCAGAGTAACCTGCGTAAACAGCCGCTTCTCTCTTACCTTTTCCTTGCGCTATACCCTCACAGAACTTTTTTTCCATTGAGGATAAAGTAGCTTCTATTTGTTGATTGATTTGGTCTATAGTTATCGCCATATTTATCCAATATAGCGATTAATTATCTGATGTAAATATTATAATTAAATAGTAGGAAAACTTAATTCGTGTATGATATCGTTATCGTCGTGATAATGGTCGTGAAATTGTTTCCCGCTATTAAGAGTAATATGATAGTAACTCCCTAATTTACTATCGTGCTCGATAGTAAAAATACCTACCATTTTATCTTTAAAAAATAAATTACCCTCATCGCAATCATCTTCGTATCTTTTTATTATATCACCTTTTTTATTTTTATATTGAAGCATTATTCGTCTCCTCTTTCTGCATTAATATCTAATATCTCTGGATGTATATTAATAGTTACTTTTTTAATGACGTAAGTTTTATCTGTGTTACCATAAGCGAAATCTACGAAATTAAATGCTTCCTCGTAAGTTCTATAAATTGGAAATAATTCCTCATTATAAATTTTAGCTTCTCTTTCACTCTGAAGATTAAAATTTCCCATACTATTTAATCTTTCGACTATATCGTGTCTATATTCTTCTTTGTAACCGTCCATGTATGCGTCTAGAACGATGTAACCAGTTATACCCTTTTTTTCTAATTCGGGTAAATCACTATGTTTTTTAAGTTTTAATTTATCCATATTTACTCCTCGTTTATTAGTTAGTTAATAAATAAGAATAAAAAATATATAACCTTATTAAACAATATTAAGAATAATAAGGTCTGTGTTTAGGAAAATAGTCTGGTGTTCCACGATAATAAACATCGCAAGATACACCGTATTCTATCGAATTGCATTTTTTACCAAATAACTTATTAAATAAACGACAAGCACGAAAAGCTTTTTTAGGATCATTAAAGTTAATTTTACCTTCTTTAATTCTCTCACCAGCAGTATAATACCAACCGCCTTCTTCGTGTCCGCCTAATAATCTATCAGTACGATAAACAGCTAATTTCCAAAATTTTTTATTTTCCATATATTTGCTCCATTCTTTTAGGAATAACTATCTCATTATCGCACTTATTACAACATTCACCTTCGTCTTTAACAGGTGATGGATTATTACCCCAACCAGTAAATTTCTCGTTACAAACAACACAAGTTTTTTCTTTCTCTACTGTCATAATTTACTCCCTGATATTTCTTTATAATCATCTGTATCTCTTTCAAGAATTGGAAGATTAGCTTTTCTTATTTTTTTTACTTCTGAATCTGTAAGATTATAGTATTTTTTAGGGTCTACAGGATACATTCCTCTCTCGTCAAGAGTAGGGTCTACAATATACTGTCCATTAAAATCGAAAGCTAACATACCATCTTTTATTTCTGATATCTTAGGCGATTGCTGTATCTTATTAAATTTATAATCTTTAGGCTGAACACTATCGCCATGAGATTTTACATCTATATATTTATTCATTTGCTTTCTCCTTTTTAGTTTTCTTTATAATTACAGAATAAACTATTAAAAACATTTTAATACAATATTATACTCCCATATCTCTAGTTGCTCTAACTTGTGCATCTACTCTTTCAATACTTCTATCATCTTCTTGTCTACGATGACGATGAATAGCATCTATTCGTTGCATTGATTTATACCTTTTAGTTGCAGTATCGTCTTGACAAGAATGAGTTTCTTTAAGAAACCCACCCTCAAAAAGTTGAAAACCACCGCCTAAATACTTTATTTCAAAGCCTCTATATTTTGCGTCCATTATTTATTCTCCTCTTTAATTGAAGTTATTTCGTACATAGCATTCTTAACTTCAGGCTTTACTAAATCAAAATTATCTATCATTGAATTAAACATCGATTGAAGATATTTTTCGAATGTGGCAGATACACCTTCAAAAGTACCAGTAAGTTCTGTATTTACAAATACAAATTGAATGTCTTTTTTAGTATTAAATTTAAGACAGCCTCTGCAATCAAAATTATGATCTGTTATCATTTTATTCTCCTTGTTAGTTTTCTTTATAATTTTAGAATAATTACGAAGAATCATTTTAAAACAATTCTTTACTTTTCATAGTCCTTAAAACGAACATCATCAAAACTATCACCAGGTTTAAAAGACCTAGAAAGTCTTTCTGATAGTTTTCTTTCATCGTGTCTTTCGATAATTTTAATAATATATAGTAGAAGTCCTATAATGACTATGAGTATTAAAAAAGCTCCTGTTAATATTTCAGCCAGCATGAGATACCTCTCTTATATCAAAGTTAGGGTACATACCTTTAGATGGTGCTGGTCTTGCAGTAAAAGCTTCAAAACTTGGAGCATTATCTAAATTTAAAGGTGTAAACATTACATCGAAACCATAATAACATTCTAAATACCAATCTTGAATATTTTTATGCATACTATAACTTTTAGGGTGACTACCTAAAGAATAGCCTACACCCCAATCATGTGGTCCTGCTTCGAAGTTTACAACAATAATTTTATCGCTATTACTATCACTGCTGTAATCTTTATATAACATTATATTAGTTTCCCAATCAGGGTCCATTCCCATTTGTTTACAGTTTTTATCAATTGCAGCTTTAAACTCTCGTGCTGCAGTTAACATATCGACTTTTTTAGTAACAAAGTCAGGTAAGTTATTTAACATTTTCTTTCTCCTTTTTTAGTTAGTTAGTATTGCTATTAAGTATATTAAACTAAATATCATAATAAACAATAAAAAATTATCGTCATTATTCATATACTTTTACCTGTTTCATCTATAATTTGTTCTATACTTTCTACTTCACGATTAGGGTCATCTTCGAAATAACTATTGTCAACTGGTGACAAGCCATATAATTCAATATAATCATTAGCAAGTATTTGTTGGCCATCTTCATCATTAGCTGCTGCAACAAAATCATTTTTAGATTTTTCCCATAAATCTTTATCAACAATTTGAAATTTTTTTTCTGCTGGTAATGATATTCTAAATTTTACTTTTATAGTTGACGCCATTTACCATTCTCCTTATGAAACATTTTAGTATGTCCATTAGTATGTTGCATAATATCTAGAGGATCAAACTCTAAATTACCATAATACATACCGTATTCTTTATCTAAATCGTCATCGTCACAAGTATAAAACTCTACACCTGAATCAGCTATTCTTTTATAATGATCTCTAACTTTAGTTTGATTAAGTCTAATCGAAAGACCTTCAATCATATTTTTACCACAAACTCTTATCCAACCAGTATTATTAGGTCTCCATAAAATACTTTTAAAATAATAACACCAATCTAATTTATCTTTCTGTACCATATCTTTCTCCTTTATAATTAGTAATAGGTACCTGGCAGGACTCCTCTAGGGTTTTATACTGGCGTAATCAGTACCTATTACATTAGACGCAAAAGAAAACGATAATAAACTTCTGCGTCTAAATATTTTATAAACGATATAAAAATCAACGAATACAATATTATTTTAAAGTAAATGTTGCTTTTTCCGTTTTAGAGGCCATATTTGCTTTATCTTTATCTTCAGTTGCAATAAAGCCTCTTTCTCTATCCCAATCTAAGTCGATAGTTTTACCACCTGCAGATAAAAATTCTCTAATTTTCATCGCTGGTTTATAGATAGCAAATCTTTTGTATCCACCACTACCTTCTCTTTTAGGATTTTTAGGTACAAGAATTTGTATTCTTGCATCTCTGTCGTATTTGTAAGTACCCTTGAATAATTTAGGGTCCATAACCTTTGGCTTTTTAGCTTGAGGTTTAACAACCGTAGATTGACTCTTAGGAGTAACCTTTGGTTTTACAGCTAGATTTATTGACATAAGTCTCCTTTCTTACTTTATTATTTATATAATAGTTTTTAAAACTATTAAAAATATTAATATACAACAGATTATAAAATAAAACAATAAAATCAATCAACTCACTTTTACTATATAG